AAGACATACGAGAAGTTATGTTCAGACCCCCAATTATTACTATATAATTATGCAATATCTAAGTTATTCCCTGACTATGAACAGGCAATTATGACGATATTCTTTATCAGAGATGGCGGCCCGTTCTCCATGTGCTTTGATAAGAAAGACCAAGAGAAATTTTTAGAGATGCTAAAGCTAAGATTTCAGCAGATTAGCAGGAATCAGGAGCCTAAACCTATGTCTTACTCAAGAAACCACTGGAAGTGTAATAAGTTGTGCCACTTCTATAAGAACAACTGGGAAGGCACAGACCAAAATATGTGTATACATATAGAGGAGCACCTTAAAAAACACGGAATGGACGAGACCGTAAAAAGGTGTACTGCCAAAGGATTTAGCGTGGGTCACTACGAGGCTCCGGGATAAGGAAAACACTATGATTCAAGTAGAAATCACAGAGGAAATGAAGAAAAGAGCATGGGCCAAATCCCGTGAGATGGGAGTTATTAAAAACTCTATCATGAAGGGTGATGGCAACATAGCTGGTTTTATAGGAGAAGAGGTAGCTAACGTAGTTATTGAAGGCAATATAAGCAATACTTATGACTACGACATTGTAAATAAAGACGGCATCAAGTATGACGTTAAGACAAAAAGATGCACCTCAGAACCAAAGCCATACTATGATTGCTCAGTTGCTAATTTTAATACAAAGCAGCAATGTGATAGATATGTCTTTGTAAGAGTAGA